CTACCATCACGTCTTGCAATCGCTGAAGCAATCTTATCCTCCTCAAACTTAACCTTATATTTACCTAAAATTGCGGATATTGACGTGTATTGTTCACCTGTCTCCCTATTGAAATACTTATGTTGAACCGGTTCTAAATATATTTTATTCATTATCAATTAGTTAAGGTAAAAAGGTGTGTCTTTATATTCTTCCATTACTTCAGTAATACTATTAGTACCGGTAAAATCGTCAATATAATAATGAAGTCCATCAAAAATGAATGAGAATTCATCATCGCTCATATTGAATTTGGTTTTGTAATATTTTTTAATTTTTTCTTTGATTTCAGCCTGTGAAACATATTTTTTACCATTATTCCAACCATAGTTAGAACTCCCACTATAACCATAAGTGTATTCGTTATTGTAATTATTTCCAGAACCATAAGTGTATGTCGATTCTTGTTGTTCGAATACTTGTTTTTCATTACCCAATCTTTCAATAATAGCCACCGATAAATCATAAGCAATTTCAATACCATTAATTAAGACACATTCGTTAGATGTGTGATATTGGTAATAAGCCGCAGGTAAATTAATACACTCAAAGTCAAATTTCTTAGTTAATTGACTAACATCGGTAAATGGATGACGAGCAAATATTCTTACACCATAATCGTATAATAAATCACCAATCTTACCCTCAAATCTTTCTCTACCTGTTTCTTCATCAATAACTACACTAGGTTTAGCCCATTCACTACTGAATAACTGATAACCTGAACAATACCAAGAAATCGTATCATTTTCAGGTGAATCGTGTTGAATTGTGTAAGCAACATCCTTAAAAAATTCAGGATCAGCCTCTCTTGAACCGATACATCCAATTTCTTCTGAAACAAAGAAAGCACATTTCATAACGTCAAACTTATCCATTACCTCAAGAGCCAAGAAAATACCCGCTTTATCATCACCCCCACAACCTGTTCTATTATTTCTGGTGTGTGTTTTTCCTTTAACATAACCACGAAGAACTTGTTGTCCATCACATACACTTGAATAGTCATATTGACTCTTAATATAAGTTTCTTCAACAATTTCAATACCATAAGAATCAATCTTATGAACCGTATCCATATGGGCTACCATACAGGGGTAATATTCAGACTCACCTTTTGTTAGGTAAATATTACCAATTTTATCAGTATAATGTGGAATGTTACGAATTGTTGCCCAATCATCAATGTATTTACGAACCTTTTCTTCCCTACCAGATACCGATGGGATTGAAAGGATTTCTTTTAATCTTTCTAATTTATTATTATCCATACCACAAATGTAATACTATTTTTTTTAATTTCCAAAATATTTTTCCCATAAATCAAAAACTTTATAATTATTTCTCATAACTGATTGAAGTTCATTATTCCTTATGTATTTATAATTGAATTTTGAGTAGTGTCTAAAATAATATTTCTCAATATGAGTATATAAACCTATACTGTCAGTATAATAAGCAACAAATTCATCTTTATTTATTTTTTTATATATAACTTCTTCATTACCAGTAAATATCAGATATTTATTTAATTCTTTTAATGATCTCATTTGACAAATATATGTAAAATACTTTAAAATGAAAAACCCACAACTAAAAAAATTTAGAGTGGGTTTTTACCTGTTTAACTTCGGGAAAAGTCAATTTCTTTTAATACATACCAGTTTTTATATCATCAACTTCATTTAAAATACTCCAAATTCGATTTAAATCATCAATACGATTTTTATAATTATCAATCAAATCAATTAATTCTGAATTTTTACTACCTTCATCTAAAAATGATTTTAAAACGTCATAATTATCATAAAGTTCTCTTGTCAATGAATTAATATGATAATACAAATCGTCAAAATTACTTTCACTAATATTATAACATATTTCATCATATTTTTTTCTATACTCTTCAATAGTATCTGTTAAATCTTCTTCAGATTCTTTTAAAATTTTTCTAACAATATTTGTTAAATCACTTTCAGTTAATTTTACCTTCATATTAATAAATATAACATTATTTATTTTTTTTATTTTTTTTTTAAATCTAATTTTTTAGGTAATTTAACTTTTGCCGATACCTCATCATCACTTATAGATATATTATATATACTACCAGGTGTTTGACATTTAGTTTTTTCAGCTTCAATTAAAATATCTTTAACTATTTTTTTTAAATCAGATTCCGTTAGTTTGATTCTCATATTGTTTCCAAATCTGATTTTAATTTTATCAATTTAATAATACTATCTTTTTTATCTTCTGATGAATAAGATTCCAATTTTAATTTAACTTTTGAAAGTTTTTCTTTTAATTCTGTATCACCAATATTAATTTTAGAATCAACTAATTCTAAGTTTTCTTTAATTATACTTTCTTCAATTGAAGATAATTTGTTTTCATCGTTACCAATCATTGTTTTAACTAAATCTTTTTCCCATTCAGTTAAATGTTCATATTTTTTATTGAACTTCTTAGCGATTAAATTAGTATAAACTTTTATTGGTAGTGTTCCCTCAACTACATTATCCGATACAAATTTTTGTGTTAATAAATGTGATACCAAATATTTTTTAGCATTCATTTTACCTTCAATTAAATTAGATTTAGTATCCCTAATTAAAATATCAATATTCTCTAATAATGTTTCTTTCACATATACCTTATCTGATTTATATTTTAAAATAAAATCGTGTGTGATTGAAAAGTCATTATCTAACGATTTAAGATAATCTATACTTTCATTCAAATAACTAGTCGCATCCGACACATTATCAAATTTCTTATTTTCAATATTAGAATATGTTATGTAATATTCTTTAATTGTTTTATTGTTTTTAAGTATGTTATAAAACTCCTTAAATAGTCTTTTAAACTTATCTTTATCTGAATACGATTCAAATAAAATGTTATTTATATCTTGTTTAATTTTACCAAATGTCATAGTTGTATTTTTTATACCAATAAATATATGATAATTAAATTATAGAATACTTTTATCAATTTTTTCTATCATTTCTTTTATATCCCTATTATAACTATCTGTTTTACTTATCAACTTTTCAGTTATTAAAGGTTTATGTTTTCCGGGTATAAATGATTCTTGTGGTGCTCCCTCAGGTCCACCAACAGGAGGTGCTCCAGCACCAACTTCAGTACCTCCTTCAGGTGTTCCACCACCTTCAGTTTCACCACCAATAGGAGTTGCACCAGGTGCTTCACCACCAAATTCATTACCCCCACCACCAAATTCATTACCCGCTTCAGGAGCACCCTCAGCAGGAACAGGATCACCTTCACCAGGTTTAACACCATAAATCTTATCAACCTTATCAAATACACCTGTTTTTGGTATAACCGATGCAGTATTAGCCAATTCAGCCGCTGCGGCTTTTTCAATTCTTTGTTGTTGTAAATCTAACGCAATTTCTTCGTCTGACATACCTAATATTTCTTTTTTACCCCTTACCATAGATATAGCAGAAAAACCATTACCCGCATCAGCCATTGCTTTAGAATATACATCTAATTTTTGTGACCATAATTCAATCTTTAATAATTCAGCCTGAGTTGAAGGGTTTGTTAACGCTAATGTAAAGTTATCTAACTCTTCTTCATGTCCCAACATAAATAAATGAATAATAGCAATCTTATTCAATTCTTGAATCATCGCTTTTTGTATTCTATTTACTGTCCTTGAAAATCTAATATCCAATAATGATAAGTTTTTACCATCACCCACAGCCTCACCAAAACCTAAGAAAGGTGCTGGAACTCTAATAGCCGCAAATAATTTCTTTTGTAAATACTCAATATCATCAATTGGTAGTGGTGCCGCTCCCGCTAATGTATCAATAGGACTTGCAGCATTTTCAGTTCTAACAGGAACAAACCAATCTTGGTCAATACCCGCTTGATTATATCTTAAATCAATTTGTCCTGTTTTACTATCAACAATAGGTGTTCTTTTAAACTTATTCGCTATTTTTTGAATGTATGCTTCAATATCACTATCTTCCATATTACCAACAAACACCTTGAATATTCTTCTTTCAGGTGCTCTTACAACCCTATAAATTAACATAGCATCTTCCGACATTACTAATTGTCTATAAATCCTTCTCGCTTTTTCTAATATTGATGTTCCGTATGGTAATTTTCTATCATCACCTAATAATCTAAAATGAGCAATCTGAAATGGTTCAAATTGTAAATCTTTTGTTTTATATTGAAATCTAATTTTCTTTTTCTTAGCAATTAAATCAGTATCCTCAAATCTTTCAATTTCAATTGTAGGTAATTGAGTACATCCAACAACCCCTTCACCGTGTTCTAAATGTAAATAAATAAAATTATCACCATATTTACAATTTGAAACAAAAACACCATTTCTAGAAAAATTACCATTTTCATCGAAAGAACAAACAGGAAAATTATGTCTATCTTGTTCGTTATTAGGTCCAACTACTTCCATACAATACACATCATCAGTTTCATTTATTTTAACAACTGACAATACTTTGTGATTTAATACTTTACTTTTTTCTTTAGTATTTTTTTTACCATAAGAAATAGCCTTAGACTTAATATAAGATTTATCTAAAGATACTTCCGGTTTAACGGAATAGATAAAATCAAAATAATCTTTATTAGAGTATCTTAATATAACTTTATTTAGTGTTGTAGGGTTAATTGACTTAGTTAAATCTTTTCTTAATTTATATGTTTTTTTAAGAATACTACTTAATTTATTTACACCTATAAAGATATTACTATTTCTTATAATATTTGATATATATTCAAAACATTCTTCATTAAAAGTAATTGTCATACCATGAATCGTTTTATTTTTAAATTCTTCAGATGACCAATTATCTAACATAGTATTTTTTCTAATAATATTATGTTTCCCATGTAAATCAGAATTATTATACTCTTCAAAATATTTAGGGTATTTACCTTTCATTTCCTCCGATAAACGTTTTTTTCTTTTATCAGATCTTAAATACCTATTAATACCAACCATTCTTTTTTCTTTAACATCTTCTCTTTTAAGAATTTCCCTACCTCTTTCACCATACATAACGTGTAATTGAGAATGATCGTTACTAGTCATTCTTTGTAAATTTTCAGGTGAATTATTTAACTTATTAAAATCTTTATGATGTGTAACATATATAAAATTATCTTTACTCTCTTCTACTAAATCCGTAAATTGATGTGATACAACACTATGAGTGTATTTATATTTACCTATTGAAGGGTCATAAACTTTTTCATAATTCTTAATTACCCTATTATCTTTTGATAACATAGTATAAAAAGGCATTAAACTATCACCCTCTTTTAACTCCTCAGCATTTATAAATGAACCATCTCTTAACATAAACGGATGATCAGGAGTTGTTTCAACATAAGTATTATCATCTAATGTAATTCTATATAACTCAGAATCTTTTCTAGTTAAATCACACCAAATAATTTTCCCAGGGACAATTTTTTTAGTTTCATCTTGTATTGAATATGTCCAAACATCACTACCATTTTTAACCTTTTCACTCAATTCTTTAATAGTTATTGTTTCACCATTTAATAATGGTATCATACTATTCTGTCTTACGGGTACGTTCCTTGTCCAAGCTTGTAAGTTAGTTTCAATATCTAATGTCTTATTAAAAAGGTCTTGAAGTATAGATCTAACCCTTTCTGATTCTGAAAATATTGTTAATACTTTACCCTGTTCAGAAGGCACACAAGCCTCTTCCGACATGATATCAAGTGCCGCTGCAATCTCAGGGAAAAATTCCATTGATTCAAAATCATAATATGCCGCCATCCTTGTTGGTTCATTGTGAATTGAACGAGCGTACATATCATTTTCAACTTTACCCCATAAATCATTTACATATTTTTGTTGTTGAAGTTCGGTTTTTGTCACCTTAAACTCTTCAGGGCTTGTTGTCACTAATAAAGGATCAACAGGTCTCTGAGGTTTACTTATTCTTCTTTTATTTTCATTATTGGGTCCTAATAATATACCCATTCTCTGAAATATCGTTAAATTTTGTTCTGCCATATTATATAAATATTTATCTTTTTTATTTCATCCCAAATAACCAACCAAATTCACTTTGAGATTGCCTTTGATTTGTTTGTCCCCCCAAAGGATTCATTTTATCTTGCATATTATATGTTGGAATACCTGTCGTGGTTGTTTCAACAGTCCAAGAATTTAATAATGATTTTATTTGTGATTCATTTTTTGTAAGTTCCTTAAATCTTACCTCACATAAGTATAATGCCAAAGCTAAAGAAAATAAACAGTCGTCATTACATCCTTTCATATGATCAGGTCTTCCAGAAACTGTCACAATAAATGTTCTCATTTCAGATAATGTTCTTTGACTTCTTACTTTGAAGCCTTGTCTTACATTCCTTTCAAATGAGTCTAATACATTCATTCTTGTTATTGATGAACCTATCACTAAACCAGCGGGTAATTCATCTTTATTGACATAACCATACATATCCTTCCCTTTATAATCATAAAAGAAGTTTTTATATCCGTATTCTTTTAACTTATTTACACAAATTAAACCTAACCCACCTGTTAAATCAGTTATCAACATAGGATTACCATACATTTCCAAATATTTCAATATAAACTCAGCAACCACATCAGGAGCCATCTTACCTCTCCATTCAAATACTTGTTCCCAAGTTTCAAAATCAACAATGGTTAAAACACTCCAATCATCAGATTGTCCCAATGAAATATCCAATCCTGCGGCATATCTATGTTCTTTTTCGGGTTCTTTAAATATCCATACCGATTTATCAAATCCCTCAACCCTAATTGGGTCAATTACATTTTCTAATTTTTGTTTATCAATATCTTCACCAGTAACAAATGTATTACCTGAACCAACAAAATTACCATCAATCTCTTGACTTACTTTTCTTGGTGAATCCATATCGGCTTTCATTCCCTCATACCAGGGTGAAGTTGGTTTCCAACCATTCCTAATCAATTCTTTCCATTCATCTTCATTCCAATTCTCAATGGTTTGATCATCCTTCAACCACGTCAATTTAACGTTATATCTTGGATCTTGATACCATTTGATTTCATTTATGACAAATGTATTTTTACCTAATGTGGAATTATTATATGTTTTCCAATATAATAAATCATTTCCATTTGGTGTTGAAATTAGAATTGCTCTACCTCCTGTTGATAAGGCTGCCATTGATGCTGTCCAAAATTCCTCAACATCAATACTATCAATATGAGCCGCTTCGTCAATAATCATTAAAGTAGGTGTATAACCCCTTAAAGCATCCATTGATGTTGCAACGGATTTAACTTCAGATTTGTTATATAATATCTTATGATACTCCGTTGTTTTATCATACATATCTTTTTTATCGACATCAA